CAATAGAATGGTATTATTTGATGGTAAATTTTTATTACACGGCATGGCAGTTGAAGACGATAAATTTTTTCAAGGTGAAAAGAGAATTAATCAAGTTTATTTTTTTGAAGGGAAAAAGAAATGACATTTAAAGAAGAACATTATAAAATAATTAAAGAAGTTATTCCTACCACTGTAGCCAATTTTATATATGCTTATTTTATTAATAAGAGAAGGAGTGCTTCATATTTATTTTCTAAAAATTTAATATCGCCTCATGCATTAGAGTGGGGTAGTTTTAGTGACTCTCAGGTTCCTAATTCTTATGCTATGTATGGTGATATTGTTATGGATACATTGTTAGAGCAACTAAAACCACGAATGGAAGGGGAAACAAATCTAAAATTAATTGAAACTTATTCTTACGCACGTATATATAATAAAGGGAATAATTTAACTCGTCATAAGGATAGAGATTCTTGCCAAATTTCTACCACTCTTAATCTAGGTGGAGATACATGGCCTATATTTCTAGAACCTTCTGGGGAGATTGATAAAGAAGGAGTTAAGGTTTCTTTATCTCCTGGGGATATGCTAATTTATAAAGGCTGTCATGTAGAGCATTGGAGAGAGCCTTTTGAAGGGGAAATTTGTGCTCAAGTCTTTTTACATTATAATGATTTAAACAGTGAACTAGGTGAAAAAAATAAATATGACAATAGGCCTTTTATTGGATTACCAGAATTTATTAAAGAGTATAAAACTGAATGATATATTTAGACGCAAAGGATTTAAGTAATACCAAATTAAATGATTTTAATAAAGCATATATTATTGATAATTTATTTACTTTAAAAATTTTAACACAATTAGAAGAAGTATTAATGAGCTCTCATTGGACTCCAACTAATGTGGCCCACCGTTATGGTTATCCAGATGGTCCTTTCCAAAAAGGTAGCGAAAGACTAATGGGAACCTCTTATTATTGTGGAAATCCAAGTAAGAAAATTGATAATATCAATGGAAATAGATGGGGTCAGATAGATAAAATAATGGATGTTAATCGTTTTATTATGAATATTATAGGTAATCTATTTGATCGTAAAATAATGCTTAAGGATATAATGGCTAACTGTCAATTTAAAGGAATGGATGGATGCTGGCACACAGATGGTCCTGCTAATGAACATGTAATTATATGGATGATCAGTTCTTCTGCTGATGGGGATTTTATTATGAGAGAAAATGAAGAGCCTATTCCTTATAAAAATGGCAGATTAATTACTTTTCCAGCTCCTTGGGAGCATCGGGGATCACAGCCATCTGTGCCCCATCAACCACGTTTTACGGTTAAAACTGTAATAGAGTATATCCATCCTGAAGGATTGCATTCTCAAACCAAAGATGATAAGCTATTAAGACAATAAACAATAGGGTTTTTCAATGGGTCAATCTGTTAATTCTTCTGCTTTTGGAGCAGGGGCTTTTTCTCAATATTCCTTAGCCGGAACCAATCCAGCGCTTTATTTAACACCGACTGGATCTTCAGCTACATTTTCTAATGGCGGTGCAACTGCAGGAGCCGGTGCTATTATAGCGGCTAGTGGTTCATCTGCTACATTCTCTATTGGAACGGAAGTTCCATCAGGAGATGCTAATGTATCTCCTACAGGATCTAGTCTTACATTTACTACTGGAGATGTCTCAATTGATATTGGGCAGACAATCGTTCCTACAGGAAATGCTATTACTGCTTCAACAGCAAATGTAGTTATAGAAATAGGAGTAGTGGTCACAGGGTCCTCTGCCACATTCAGCGTAGGAACTGTTATCTCTTACCCAGGCTCAGAAACTCATGACACTGCATTCGGGGAAACTGGATGGGCCGCAATGGCCTTTGCTGGATCCAACCAAAGCACTTATATAATTCCTAGCGGTAGCACAGCTACTTTCTCTACGGGATCCTTGACAATTGCAGGCGATGCTAATATAACACCTAGTGGGTCTGCTGGAACTTTCAGTGTAGGCACACCAACAATTGCATCTGTTTATGATGCGACTGGAAGTGCTGCAACATTTAGCATAGGAGACCCAACTATTACTGGAACAGCTCTTGTAACCCCAAGTGGTTCAGCTGGAACATTTAGTGCTGGAAGTGTTGTAATAGAAATTGGAGTTCCAGTTACTGGAAATTCAGCTACATTCAGCATAGGAAGTACTACCATTACTGGTGGGGCTGTTGTGAACCTTACTGGATCTACAGCGACATTCAGTGCAGGAACAGTGAGCCTAACGGTATGGAATAAAGTTGACAACACTGTCAGTAATACATGGACGGAAGTACCAAAAACTTAAGGAGAACACATGGCGGATTCGACAATATTAAATCTAGATCTTATGACCACAGGTTCCAATTCTGGAACATGGGGTACAGTCACTAATGAAAATTTACAAAAAATAGAGCAAGCTATAAAAGGGTATGTCGCTGTTTCTGTCTCTGGAAGTGGAACAAAAACTTTGACAACAGAGAGTGGAGGAACAGGAAGTTCCTCAGAACAAGCTAATGCATCCATTAAATTGACTGGAACTTTAACGGGCACAGTAAATGTAGAATGTGAGGCTATTGAAACATGGTATTTTATTCATGACGCAACAACTCGCGATGGAAATACTTTAACTTTTGGTCCAGCAGGAGGAACAAAGGCAACCATACCAGTTACTGGGGCAAAATATATTATTTATTGTGATGGCTCAACAGCATTTGATGTTGCCGCTAACCTAGGAAATATTGCTGCGGCAAATACATTAACTGCTTCAGGAGATGTGGTATTTAATGGTGGAACTTTTACCTATAACAGCTCAGGAGCCGACAAGGATGCACAGTTCTATGGAGATAGTGATAATAATCTTCTTTACCTTGATGCCGGTAATGATCGAGTAGGATTAGGTGTTTCTTCACCTGAAGGAAAAGTAGAGATTGATCAGAATAGCGCAACAGGAGCCGTGGTAGTTTTGAACTTGGACCAAGGAGATGCGGATCAACCATTTATTGATTATGTGGGAACATCAGCTTCTGATAGTTCCTCTAGTTTATCTTCTTCAACAGCTACAGATGGAACAAAAACAGGTGCCATCATGATTAAAATTAACGGAACTACACGTTGGATAAGACATTATAGTTCTGCTATATAGGAGCTTAAATGACTCTCACCAAGATTCAAATCCTACCTGGTATAGATAAACAGGATACGGAATATGGAGCAGAAGGTCGATGGACTGATTCTGATAATATGCGATTTCGTTATGGTCTTCCAGAAAAGATTGGAGGATGGGCGAAAGTAACCAGCGATGCCTTAGTGGGTGCTACTCGGGGAATCATTACTTGGTTCTCTCTTGATGGCGATCAATATACAATCATCGGAACAAACAAGAAACTTTATGTTTATGCCATAGGGATATGGTATGACATAACCCCCACCCGTTCTTCTGGAGATTCCATCACCCAATTTGCAACCACTGCTAGTTCAAGCAGTGTCAGTGTAACTGATGCCGCACACGGAGCTATTGAAGGGGATTTTGTGACCATTACTTCAGCTACTGCTCCTACAAGCAGTTCAATAACTGCTTCTCAACTTCAGGGCGAATTTGAAATTCAATCAATAACTTCTACGTCTGTTTATGTTATTACATCCACTGGAACTGAGGGTGGAGTTGGACGTACAGGAGGGTCAGCTACAGCTGCATATGAAATCAATACTAAACCTGCCGTCTCTGTCATAGGATATGGTTGGGGTGCAGGAACATGGGGATTATCCACATGGGATACTTCACGTGCTGGATTAAGTGGTGCCGATACAGTTTACTTGGATTCAGGAAAGTGGACCTTGGACAACTGGGGAGAAGACGTTCTCTGTCAGCAACAAAACGGAAAACTTTATTATTGGGATACATCTGCTGGAACCTCTACGGTCGCTACTAATACCACTGTAAGTAATGCACCTACGGCTAGCAGATTTGCCATGGTATCAGGAACTGATCGTCATGTTATATGTTTTGGAACAGAAACAACCATTGGAACTGCATCTACACAGGATGACATGTTTATTAGATGGTCTCATCAGGAAGATGTTAATACATGGACTCCTACTTCTACCAATACGGCTGGGTCCCAAAGATTAACTGCTGGAAGTAGAATAGAGGCAGCTACACGTTCACGTGGAGCTGTGATTATATGGACAGATACAGCAATGTATCAAATGCAATTGATTGGTGCTCCATTTACATTTGGATTTCAACAACTTGGATCTAACTGTGGATGTACTGGACTTCATGCTGCTGTTGATATCAATGGAACTGCTTTTTGGATGGGAACTGATTCTTTCTTTAAATTTGAAGGAAGTGTACAAAAGATTCCATGCTCAGTGGAAGATTATGTTTTTACTGACATTGACGAGGCATCCCAGAAGGATACTTTTGCAGCATCAAATAGTGAATTTAATGAGGTTATGTGGTTTTATTGCTCTAGTGGTTCTTCTCAAATTGATCGCGTAGTTTCGTATAATTATTCTGAGCAAGTATGGAGTGTGGGAACACTTTCTAGATCTTCATGGGCCGATAAGGGCGTATACAATTTCCCTTATGCCACTGAATATAATTCAACAAGCACAGCAAGTACCATTAGTACTATTACAGGATTAACTGCTGGAAGAACTTTTATGTATGCGCAGGAAAAGGGAAACAATGCTGATGGATCAGCAATGACTTCCTATGTAGAGTCAGGTGATTTTGTTTTCCCTCAAGCTGGAGAAAGACTAATGTCAGTAAGTAGATTCATTCCTGATTTTAAAAATTTAGCTGGGACTGTTAATGTGACCCTTAAGTTTAGAGATTATCCAGCATCCACTCAACGAACAAATGGTC